AAATCTCCCTTAGCTATAGATTCTGCATTTCTACCTGTTTCAAGCGCTCGAAGATTTTTTTCAGCCGTCATATTGTCTAGCGTGGCTGTGTTTTGTTCTGTAGTTGTTTGCCCCCTAATCCATCTAGTTCCGTCAAAAGTATAGGGAACACCGTTAGAGTGTGTTAGTTTTTGTCCAACAACAAACCCACTCGTATCGAAAGGAGTAGTCCTTGAAGGCTCTCCGGGGTTTTCGCTTTCCCCTCTAATAACTATATTACCGTTAGCATCCATCTCCATGTTGCTTTTCCAAACAAAATCCGGTGTTGCTACTGGGTCTTGTGGTGTTTCTACGTCTGGTTCTACGTCTGGTTCTACTGGGTCTGGAGTAAATACATTATCAACAAGGCCTGTAATACCTGTTGTTGAAGAATCTGGAGTGACTACATTACTAGTAGTATTTGCTGATGGAATGTTCTTGTTAGGAGTGGGGTCAAACGTAGGAGAACTGCCTTCGCCGGAACCAGATCCTAAAAATTCTGTAGCAGGGGCAAACGTAGGAGAACTACTTGGACTGGGTTTTGGAACATAACCTAAAGGCTCGAAAGGAGTACCGTCCGCATTTGTAATTTTATAAGTAGGTCCTCCGGGAGCATAGCCAACTCGTCCACCCTTTCGATAGTCTTGTCGTTTTTTATTTTTATTTCTTTTACGTGGCATAGTAGTCCCTAATTAGTTTTAACTTCAAAAAGTTTATCGAGTTTAACCTCAAGCTTATTAAGCATACGGATAAGTCTATCCATAGTATTTTCTAGTTCGTTTTTAGTAGTATAGTTTTTAGCAAGCTCTTCTCTAGTTTTATTTAAAAGAACGTCTATCCTTTTAATTTCTACAAAGTTCTGTCGTATACTATATATAATAGGTGCTATTATAAAGGTAAGGAATGTATTCCATAGTTCTATATCCATAAGATAAGATTAACCTTCTAAGGTGGTTACGCGAGCCGTTAACGCCTCAATCAATGCATTTTGCTCTTGGATTGCTTTGACTAAAGGTGTAATCAAGTGCGCGGGGGCAAGCTCTAGCTTATCTGGGTTGAGAGTTGCAACAAACTGAGAATCTTCTAAACTCTTAATACCGCTTGCTGCTTCTAATGCTTCTTGAGCAACGAAACCTAATTTCTGTCCTGAGTTAGCAATTTCATTGTCGTAGGTACGTTCGATTTTAGAACCATCAGCAATATTATCGTCGTACCACTCACGCCTATCCCAGTAGTAGGTCACTGGGCGTAGCTTCATAATTAACTCAAGACCTGCTGTTGACTCTAAGTCAGTAATTTCAGCTTTATCCCGTCTATCAGATAAAGATGAGATGCTAGTATCGTTGCAGCGGAGGTTGGTGACGCCTCCATCGCCTAGAGTAAAGGTATTGGATACATATGAGCCGGGTGGCTGCGCGTCTTTACCAATAGCCGTGTTATTTACGCCGTAAAGTAGGTCGTAGCCAGCCGTCCACCCCACTGCGGTGTTGCCCGTGTGTGTGTTACGGTTAAGGGCGTGGTAACCAACCGCTGTATTGTAAGAAGAAGTTATAAAAGATGCATTTGCACCACTGCCAACTGATGTGTTGCCCGAACCAATAGTAGCTGAACCAGAAGCATTGTAACCGATTGCTGTGTGGTCAGATGCTGTAGTAATCGCATCACCCGCAAGAGCGCCTACAAAAGTGTTGTTTCCGCCTGTCGTGACTGCAGCACCTGCACTGTAACCCACTGCTACATTATTATCACCGGACGTTAATGCTGCAAATACATCTACACCTAAAGCTGTATTGTAGTTAGCCGCATCAATTGTGCCTGTAGCATCGTCTCCCACCATAAGGGAAGAAGTACCAAAGGCTTTAAATGTTACTCCGCCGCCTGCGTCTTCCCAACCTACTCCACTCCCTGTTGAGGTTAAGACTTGTCCGTCAGTTCCTTGAGCGCCACCGACTGTTAGGTTATCTGTTTCTAAAACACCATCAATGTCTACGTTTCCACTAATATCTAAAGTAGCCGCGTCTAGCTCACCAGTAATTGTTAAGTTTCTTAAACCTGTATAATCTTTATTAGAATCTAGTATAACAGCTTTAGAAGCTACGGCTGTACCAACAGCAGTGCCACCAATATCAAGAGCATTAAGCTCTCCGACTACTGCAGTAATTCCGTCTAAAGCATTTAGTTCTGCAGCAGTACTTGTAACTCCATCAAGGATGTTTAGTTCTGCAGCAGTACTTGTAACTCCATCAAGGATGTTTAGTTCTGCGGCAGTTGAAGTTACACCATCAAGGATGTTCAGTTCTGCAGCAGTAGATGTAACATTTGTACCACCTATGTCAAGTGTAGTCATTGAGACTTCACCGGCTACTGTAGCTATTCCTGAAGCTACCGTTATTAAATCTGTGTCTCCTGTATGACCAATAGTAGAACCATTAATTATAACATTGTCAACTGTAAGTGTTGTAAGTGTTCCAAGACTTGTAATATTTGGTTGTGCTGCAGTTGTAACAGTTGCTGCAGTACCTGTAGTATTTTGGTTAAGTGTTCCAACTGTAAAGTCTAATGTATTATCACCATCTTGATAAGCTACAGTTATACCTGATTCAGTGTTTGAACTAACCATAGCTCCTACAGTGTCTGCAATAGTTTCAGCTAAAGTAACTCCACCAAGAGTAATAGCATCCGCTTCAAGTGTGCCATCAACGTCTACATCGCCAGAAATATCCAAGTTTGTGAACACTGAGGTTCCGACCGCAGTAATCTTGTCGTTGAACGTAGCTGCTCCTGCTGCTGACATATCTAAAGTAAGCGCTGTGATTGTTGCACCACCATCGTTGCCTTTAAATACAATATCTTTATCAGATACAGGTGAAAAAATGTTGAGGTTTGAAGAAGTACTGGAAAAACGACCAAATTCAGTTCCACCGTCTGAGAATTTAATATCTGCACCATCACCATCAAGAGTAATGTCTCCAGCAGCGTCTATTGTTAAATTACCCGCGTGTACTAAATTACCTCCTATAGTAACTTGGCTATTGAAAGTTGCTGCACCACTTGCTGACATATCAAGGGTGAGGGCAGATATTTCTGAGCCACCATCGTTGCCTTGAAAAATCATGTCTTTATCAGAAACTCTTGACCTAATTTTTAAATCACTTGTACCAGTGCTAATTGTTCCAACAATAGTTGCATCATCACTTATAATTAAATCGCCACCACCTGCATCAAGGATAATGTCTCCTGCAACGTCTAGTGTTAGGTCGCCAGAACTCAAGTCAATTTGTGTACCGTCTATTGTAATGTTATCTACGACTACACCAGCGTTGGCTGTAACGACTCCTGCAACATTTAACGTACTATCAAGAGTTGTAGCTCCTGTAACATCAAACGTACCTGCTATGTCTATGTTGTCCGCTAGTTCAGCGCCAGTAATTGAGTTATCAGCGTAATGAGCTGTATCAATACTTCCATCAACATATTGGTCACTATCAACACTATTAGCTGCCATCTTAGCCAGCGTGACGTTTGCATTTGTAATGTTTGCAGTAACAATAGCATCAGCAGCTAGTGTGGTTGTTATGGATATTCCTGCGGAACCATCAAAGTTCGCTGTTCCTGTAACATCTCCTGCTACTGCAATGGCTCTGGCAGTTGTTAATGTAGCTGCTGAACCTGTAGTATTTTGATTGAGTGTTCCTACAACTAAATCTACCGTTCCGTCAGCATCTTGGTATGTTGCGGTTATACCTGTTTCAGTGTTACTTGAAAACATTGCCCCAACAATATCTTGGACACCTTCAGTAGTAGTTCCTGCAGCATCTACATAAGCCTTGATAGACTGTTGTGATGCTATGCCCGTCGCACTGTCAGAAGCCAAATTGTCTTCATCAAGAAAAGCCTTACCATCTAGAATGTTTAACTCTGCTGCGGTGCTTGTTACTGCTGTAGAAGCAAGAGTAAATTGTCCGTCAGGCACGATAAGCCCTGCACCACCGCCTAAAATAAGATCATCAGAAGATGTGTCCCATAACATATAGGCTGAAGCAGTATCGCCAAAGAATTTAACATCGTATCCTTGATCGTCAACGCCAACAGAAACTGTTGCATCTATTTGAACAGCACCATCAATATCAACTACGTCTAGGTTAGTAGTTCCTGCAACATCAATAGCACCACTAATATCCAGTGTAGCTGCATCAAGCTCGCCTGAGATTGTAAGGTTTCGTATACCTGTATAATCTTTGCTAGAATCCAGTATAACAGCTTTAGAAGCTACTGCAGTACCTACTGCTGTACTGCCTATGTCTAAAGCATTAAGTTCTCCTACTACTGCTGTAATGCCGTCTAAAGCATTTAGTTCTGCAGCAGTTGAAGTTACACCATCTAAGATATTTAATTCTGCTGCAGTACTCGTAACACCGTCAAGGATGTTTAGTTCTGCTGTAGTAGCTGTTACACCATCAATAAGATTTAATTCTGTTGCTGTTGCTGTAACACCATCAAGAATATTAAGTTCTTCAGGTGTAGAAGTAATTTGTGTATTGCTTGCTGCAGCTAATACAGGAACTGTGCCTGATACGTTAGGTAAAGTAATTGTTCTATCGGCTGTAGCGTCTACACTAGTAAGTGTAGTTTCATGGGCATCAGCAGTAGCACCTTCAAATACAACGGCATTGTTAGCGCTCATAGTAACTGAATCTACAGTACTAAGTGTACCACTAACAGAAATATTAGTAGCAGAAAGAGTTCCTGTACTTGGATTGTATTTTAAATCACCATCCGACTCTAAGCCTAAATTACCACCGTCTAAGTCTCCACCGGCTGTAAAGATAATAGCGTTGTTTTCGTTTGTGCTTTCGTTGTCAGTAATTGTAACTGTTGTAGCTATTGCTGCCGTACCACTTGTATTTTGATTACCTGCAGCATTTACACCGGGTAAATTAATATTAGCACTACCATCAAAACTTACACCACCAATAGTTCTAGCTGTTGCTAATGTTGTTGCTTCTGCTGCTAAAGCTACTGCAATGTTTGCAGAGCCATCAAAGCTTGTACCACCAATAGTTCTTGCAGTTGTTAAAGTAGCTGCTGAACCTGTAGTGTTTTGATTAAGTGTACCGACTGTAAAGTCTAGTGTATTGTCTGCGTCTTGGTAAGCTACTGTAATTCCTGATTCAGTATTACTTGATACCATAGCTCCTACAGTATCACTAATTGTTTCTGCTAGAGTTACACCACCAATAGTAATTGCATCGGCTTCTAAAGTACCGTCTATGTCTGCATCACCTGATATGTCTAAGGTTGCAGCGTCTAACTCACCACTAATAGTAATGTTTCTACCACCAGTTATGTCTATGTTTGTGTCTGTGATAATAGCTTTACTTGCTATAACTGTTCCGTTAGTTATACCGTCTATTAAATTTATGTCTGCTGTACTAGCTGTAACGCCATCTAAGATGTTTAGTTCTGCAGTTGTGCTTGTAACGCCATCTAGTATGTTTAATTCAGTAGCAGTGCTTGTAACGCCATCTAGGATATTAAGTTCTGCAGCTGTTGAAGTAACACCATCAAGGATGTTAAGTTCTGCTGCTGTACTTGTAACTGCTGTACTGTTTATAGATAGTGCATCTGTTTCTAATGTACCATCTATGTCTGCGTTTCCTGATATATCTAAACTTGCTGCTGTTATTTCACCACCAACTGCAAGAGTTGTAGCCATATCTACAGCACCATCAATGTCCACGACATCAAGGTTAGTAGTACCGTCTACATCTAAATCACCATTGAAGTCTACATTACCTGCAACTGCAAGGGTTGTAGCCATGTCAACAGCACCATCAATGTCTACTACGTCTAAGTTAGTAGTACCATCAACATCTAAGTCACCGTTAAAGTCTACGTTACCTGCTACAGCAAGTGTAGTAGCCATGTCGACTGCACCGTCTATATCAACAACGTCTAAGTTAGTTGTACCATCGACATCAATGTCTCCAGAAATGTCTAAGCTTGTACCAGTTAGTACGCCTGTAACACCTAGTGTACCTGCAACGGTAGCGTTTACATCTACGTCTAGCGTATCAATGTGTGCTGTACCGTCTAAGTATAAGTCTCTCCATTCCTGTGAAGAGCTACCAAGATCAAAAGCACTATCAGTATTAGGAATAATGTCACTGTTTACATCAGCGCCAAAAACTACATTGTCGGCTGCTGAGTCACCTAGAGTTAGTGTGCCTCCGTTAAAAGTTGTAGTTCCAGTAACCGTTAAGTTACCGCCTACAGCTACATTACCTGTAGTTGTAATGCTATCAATGTAAGCATTTTTAAAGTATAGAGAGCTTGTGCCTATATCTATATCACTATCTGTAACGGGGGAAAATACACCGTCAGATATGCGGACTTGTTCTACCGCTGCACTAGATACTTCTACAAACACACCCCAACGATTGTTAGTACTGTCTGCCTCTATTTTATTTAGGAAATCTAAGTCGCCTATGCGAAATATACTACCACCACCGCCTGTTGTTCCATCATGCCTATGACCAGAATTTGTAGCACTACTTGCATGATAAACAAAAGCATTTAAAAGTTGATTATACTCGTCATTAAAAAGAGCAGCCGTGATGGTATCTCCATCAGCTATTGTACTTTGTCGTGTGTATGCTTGAGCCATAGTTTAATTCTCTCTTTTCCGAAGGACTAACGCCCTTTTAGATTATTGTCTTCCTGAAGGTCTATAGTTGATGTACAATCCGTTTATAGTATACGGAGCGTTATCATCATTACTAAATATTTTAAAAAAATTACTGTGTCCACTTCCTACTATTGTAGCCCTAACTAAAGGTTGTTCAGGCGACCCAAATTTACTTGTACCAAAAATAGCTACAGAGTCTCCAAAAATAGAAGGAGTTGCTGAAATAATATTAGCATCTCCGGGCTGAAGTCTATCTAAACTATCAAAATCAAAACGAACTCTAAGTGTTGGAGATACATCTCCTTCAGGACGTAAGGACACTTTAACGTGATCTAAGGTTTTTAAAGTACCAAAGTCTCCGTAATCAAAATCAGGCGATTGATATTCAGCTTCAATATTTACAGATGTTCCTGCGGGGTTATATGTATTTCCCGTATCATGATTATAAATATACCCATCTCTATCTCCGTGATATATTTTTTCGGTTCTTGCATAGTTAAATCCAGAGGTAACGGCAGGAGCTTGTACGCCTGCTATCTCTGACCACTCAAATCCTCTTTTAGTAAGCGTGCCTATAATACCTTTAGAATTAGATGTAGAAGAGCCTGATGTGCTGTAATACATTCTGTATTGCGATTTATCTCTTAATACAACACTACTGTATTCAAATATAACGGTTGATCCTACAATTGAATTTATTAATGGTTGTATTGCGCTGCTAATAGTTCCTAACTCTACATCGCCAATTCTTGCTGTACCTGCAATAGTTCTAAAACCATCGGGAGCAAGAAAAATCAAATCCCCTGCAAACTCTTGTATAGTCTTACCATCTACGCAACCTACGTTTTTTGTAACAGGTACGATTGCTATATTAGTTGAGTCATTTATATTTTGTAATTTGTATATAGAGTTCCTACAAAATACAAATAATTCATCTCGGAAAGATTTTAAACCTACTACTTGATCGTCTAATACAATACTACCAGAGCCTGTTGATGTAAAATCATCTATGTCATTTGTTCCACTATAAAATATAGTATTTAAAGCCGTGGCTGCACCAGCAACTACTAAATGTTTATCATGTATAACACAGTATTTAGGATAGTGTGTACCGCTTACTGTTATTTCTTTTGCAAAAAAAGTTCTATCAGTTAGCGCACCTGTTCCTGTCATTTTAAAATAAAAGGGTTTAGCTCCAGAGCCTTCATCAGTAACAACTACTTCACCATATATTGTGTTACCTTCAAAAACTGCAAAAGAAGCTTTAGTCTGTGAAGTTCTAGCTGAAGCACTACGTCCTGTAAAAGCAGAATAATTATCTCCCCCTGCCGCAACACTAGCTTTGTTAATCTGCAACCAACTATCGCCATCTTGACTAAAGTATATATTTGTTCCTGCTGCAGCTATTACTCCATCAGCATAAACCTGTAGCCCTTCTATGGCATTAGCACTGTTAGGTCTTGTGCCATCTCCAAAAAAATTAAAGCCATTAATACGTCTATAGCCTCCCCTTGTAGAGACTTCAAAGTTTTTCAACTTAGTTGCAATTCCGGGGGTTTGCAAAAGCTCTAGCGAACTGCTAGATATATTTAAACCGCCCTGTAACGCAACTGAAAATGGTTGCGACGCTGCCACTAGAAAGAAATCCTATCGTCTGTCATATTTTTAGGCTGTGGATTAATAAGATTAGATTTCATTCTTTTCATCCCCTGCTTATAATCATCCAATGCAAAAACTGCTTGTTGCAAGCTTTCTTTAAATTGATGAACATAGTAACGTGTGCGTGCTGTAACAACAGAAGCATATTGGTCAGGCAATACAATAGTATCCCCATGTGCAGAAAGTTCTGTAGGCGCACTAAACGCATAAAAATAAACTTTATATTCTTTATCAGGAATAGGGCTTAGTCCAAACTTGCGGTTATCGGGACTTCGGATTACATAAGAAGGCTCTCCGTAGTTTTGAGTATCCGCATCATCTGCATTTTCAGAATCTCTAATATATCTTTTCCAGTCTGCAAGAGTAATAAATCGCAAACCTTTAGATACATAGGGAGCAGCTTCTCCTGAGACACCTATAGTAGTAAGATAAAAATCATCCCAATCTACAGTAGAATAATCTGTAGTAATACTAGAGCTTCCTGATTTAAGAACGTACCAGCGTGTTCCTGCTGTAGTAGATACATTAACATTTCCATAGAAAGGATCAGTATCTCCGCTAGTTGCAACAGCAAAAAAAGGTAATTGAGGTTCTGCATTAGCAATGTCATTTAAAGATCTATTAATAGACTCTTTTATAAACGCCTGTATTCCTACAGCGTCTGAAAAGTTTGCTGATGTTAATTGAACTTCATTCAACTCTCTAAGAACTTCGTTAGTAAGTGTTAGATATGTAGTAGCCATTAAGCATCCTTTTTCTTTTTACCGAATATGTTATCGTAATTACTAACATATTTCTGTTTAGCTTTACCAGAATACGAAGTACCTAACAGTCCTAAGACTCTAGTGCTTTTAGGCTTACTAGAGCCATTTAGGACTATAGGATTTTTATTACTACCTAATTGGGGCATTATTAGCTCGCTTGAGTTGTAGTAATACCATCTTGTACTTTACAGGCACCGTCAAGATACCAATTAGTTCCGTCAGACCATACATGCGCATAGTCGCCATGAACAGCTTTACTAGCTACTAATGAAATAGTGTCTGCATCAGTAACAGTAGCTACCGAGCCTGCTGCGTCTTCGGGAGAAGATACGTTACCTACAATAATATTAGCACTCGATGCTGTAACTATTGTATGCGTACCTGTGGGTTCTGTTGCTCCTACATAGAACCAATACTCTAAACCCGCTGCTGGAGTAGGAAGAGTCTGTATTTTGGCTGCTGCAATATTTATAACAAAACGAGTGCCTGATTCGGCCGCTGTAATTGTATTAGCTGCAGTTATTGCTTCTGTGTCTGATGGTTTCTGGACTTTAGTTGCAAGCTCGCGAACATCTGCCGTTCTTGCTGAGTTGCGCCCAGTGTCTCTTATGTTTACTTCCGACATGTTATTACCTCTATAGAATCTGTTTGTTTTAAAAGAAAAGGGAGGTTTTTACACCCCCCTAACTATTTAGTCAATACCGTAGAAAGCAGATACTAATGCGTCAGCACGAAGTACTTTGGATCCATAAACATGGAGTCCTCGTACAATGTCGCCAAACGAATCAGGATCGCGCAATACTTCAGTACTTGTAATCGTCTGTGCTGTTGCAGTAGAAGACATGTGACCCGCCAAACATTTGCCAGCAGCATTAGATGCAGCAGCAATATTGTTTGATTTGTACATATCGAATCCACGCAATTTACCAGAGGATACTAGACCATTTCGGATTGAGCCTTGACCTGCGTTGTAATCAACAGACAGAAGTTTAGATGCTGAACTTGCAAGAATTTCGTAGAAGTCAGGCGAGGCTAAGAACCAACGACCTTCTTCAGGAATGTTCTGCTCATCAAGTAGACGAGCCATGTGCGACAGTACATCAATAGGATCATGTTCAGATGATCCAAAACCTATGTCAAGATTACCAGTTCCATCAAATGTGCCCGCTGCTAAATCAGTAGCATTGTCAGAACCAAGAATATGGTTAGGACTGGAAGCAGAAACACCTGCGAACATAGTAGCAATTACACCTTCATCATAAGCATCTCGAAGGGCGTATGCTGCAGATGAACTAGCTACTTCTTTAAAGTTAACGTGAGACATTGAAGTTTCAATATCGTCAACGATGAACTTAAAGGCGTTAGCTGTATCAACTACAAGAGTCAGCTCTTGATCTGTTAATTTAGTTGCTGTAACGTCTGCACCACGTTCGTATTGGTACACAGTGATTTCAGGTTCTTTTATAATCTTTACGGAATCTCCGAAAGCGGCAATCTCACCAGCATAATCTGTATTGGTGATCGCTTCTACAACCGAAGCCTTTCTGAAAAAGTTAAGAACCTTTTTAGAGTAGACTGCGGGAAGAAAAAACGAATTAGTTTGACCACTGACGGAGTTTGCAAAGTTTGCATTTGTATCAGTACCGGGTTCAAAGAACTGATCTGAGGCGTTATAAGCCATAGTTACTCTCCATTATATATATCAAAATTAAAAGTTAATTATTATTTTACTATCCTGCCTTCGTGAATTGCTTTTCCGATTTCATCTTCAAACCGATCAAACTCATCTATAGACATTTTAGTAATTTCCCTTTCAGTCCAAATTTTATCTTGCTTAGGCTCAACCGCAGTTGTTTTGGTTGAAACCATATCAGCAGCAGATTTTTTGGACTTAGTTGAAGATGGCTGTGTAGCTCTCGAAGAACCTATACCCATATCACGTTTAAATAAATCTAGCGCACGACTAGCGAGATCGCCATCATTAGCATTATTATATATCCAATTTTGGATAGACTGTGGTTGTGCTTTCGCCCAATCATGAAACTCATCACTGTTTTTAAGTTCTTCAAAATCAGGATGGTTCTGTAACAGTCTGTCTTCTGCTTGTTTAGTAATTAAACTTATTTCACGCTCTTCTAAAATTGCAAGTTTCTCTTCTAGGCTTTTAGTCCGTTCAGAGCTTTGCATGTGTGCAACAGTTTCAACCACTTCATAAACATCAGGATATTGTGATCTAAACCTTTCCAAGTCCTCTGGAGACTTAGGAGCTACATATTGAGGTCTGTTTTGAGCAGCTTCCTCTAGTAATTCCTGTTCTCTCGATTTAAACTCAGTAAGCTTAGAGTCATAATGTGCTTTTAAATCATCGTATCTCTTTTTATAATCAGGCTTCTTATAAGGTTTATCCTTAGAAGCTTCCTTCTTAGTTTGCTTAGGTTCATCTTCCTCTAATACTTCTTGAGGCTTTTGAAAAAAAACACCGTCAGCAGATTCGAATTTCGTCTCTTTTTGTGTGTGCCATTCTTTTTTCGCGTTATAAGGGTTTGCGTTTTTTTCTTGAGATTGTGCCATCTTCTATACTCCTACTCAGGGCTTTCTAAACAAAGTAGCTGCAAATGTCGACAGTGCAGGGTTTGTTTTTGTAAAGGTAGCCTTTCGGTTTATGTTGTGATAAAGGGCTTAAGTAATAAGGTAGCTCTATCGTTTATTGCAATCGGGGGTTAACAGACCTCATATCTTTTCTGATATCATCATCATTGATATTTTCATCTGAAAGCGCACCTAAAAGGCTTGCTTGCGGTTTTTCAGTCATTACCCCACCGAGGGCAACTTCTTGTCTTTCAGCATCAGCGGCAGTTTGGGCTTCTTCCATCATACTTTGTAATCTGTCTGCGCCTATGTACTCTGTTGCTTTTGCTGTAAAAACAAACTCACCATCCGACAACCTTGCGGGTATCGAATCGGATACTTCTGAACCGGGTCCTTCAACGGGACCAGATCCTGAAAATTCTGTAGCTGTATCCATAAGCTTATCAAACATAACGCTTAACTCTGGATCAGCTTCTAATTTACTCATTAACACTGCCTCTTCTTCTGGATTTAGAGACTGAGAGACTATAAAGTCTAAGTACTCGTCTTCCATTTCTGTATCAGGCATTGCGCTTTGTTCGTTTTCTTCGTGTGTAGCTCCCGGCATTTCAGTACCGTCTGGCATTGTATGGGTAGCTTCGGGAATTTCAGCATCGCTATATGTTTCGTTTGGGTCTTCAGGAAGAATTTCAGACATTTGAGAATCTATTTCGCCGCCATCTTGTTTTTTATATCGTTTCTTTTTAGATGTAATAGGTGCAATAGCTATTGCTATCCCTTCCATCTGTTCCCGCATCGAGCCATTTCTTTTATTTTTACCCATTAGTTAGTCTCTTTAATTATTTGTTTAACCGATTGGGGGAGCTGCAGCAACCGTTCCAGAGAACTCACTCTCCCCTGACTGCGGTACATTTCCAGTTCCGATGTTGCCACCGCCAGTACCTGTAACTCCAAGGTCTTGAGGTGCTTGAGGTGCTGCTCCAGAGGCTCCCATTGCTGCGGGTTGTTGACTAGAAGGTTGAGCTTCCTCGCCTGTATTTTGTCCAGCATTTTGCATACCTATTATTTGAGCCATGATAGCTGCTTCTTCAGGATCGTTGAGTATTTCATCGGGATCTAAGTCTAAGCTGTAGGCCAGTTCACTTATAAGTTTAGAAATTTTAACAAACGGAGCAATAGCAGGACTTTGTGCGGTTTGTAAGAACATAGTCAATCGTTGACTTCGTACTTCTTTTTGCATCAAGCTATTTGTTCCAGATGCTCTAATTTCTAAATCACCTTTAACATCCACATCACCTTCAAAGAATTGCATATTCCATTGAAAGTAAGATTCCCCCAACGGTTTCAATAAGAAATCATCAAGATTTTTAACAACCGTTTTAATATTTAAACTCGCTGCTCCCATCAACATCGACATACCTGACGCTGTTCGGGTCATGCTTTGAACACCTGTTTGTCCGTGACTAAAGCTAGGTATTCCTGTTTGTTCGTCTGCAAGCTGCCTGAACTTATCAAACATCATCATATTTTCATTGGATGTATTTGGAAATTTTAACCCATGTATAGCCTGTCCGGGCATTCCTGCTTGTCTTCGGAATATCTTTCCCGGATATATTTCCATAGATTGTCCACCTACAAGGGCAGACTCATCAATGTCAAAAACAACAGAGCCTGATAGGGCTAGGTTATCTACGGCCATCCTTGCGTGTCCGTTCATTACTTGTTGGCTGTCGTCCATGTTTTCTGCTACGCCAATGCCAAAGAAGTTATAAGGATTTCTTTCGTAAGGAAAAGCATGGTACGGAATACGATAAGGTGCAAAAGGATTAACAACCGCTCTTAACAGCTTATCTCCAGTTATCCAAGCATTAATTTGTACTTCGTCTAAATCGTCTACTGAGTCGGGTAGCTCAAGTCCTACCTGTCGTGCATACTCAGCATCCATAATGCCCCAATACTCAAGGACTTCATAATTCCCTTGATAGTCTTCACTACCTCTAGAATCATCTTTTAACTGACTTTCAAAATCTTTTTCTTCGTAGTTAGGTCCCATTTGCAGACATTCACGAATAGCGTCTTCATTAAAGTAAGGCATATTCCTAAGTTGACGAAGTTGGCTGCGGTTCATTTTATGGCGGTGTACAACAAACTCACACTCTTCCATATCAGTAGCAGCAGGATCAGGATAAAAATCCCAACAGCTTACAAACTCTATTCGAGGGACTCTAACTTCTAAAGGATTATATTCTCTGTTCCCCTCTTCATCTTCATCCCACTTATGTAATTTCTTATTGAAATTAAAAGGCCCTTTAACAATGCCAGTTCCTAGCAGAGCAGCCTCAAGCAAAGCGTTTCTAATTTCAGAAGATCCGTTAGACTCTTCTATTTGATCGTGAATAAGTTTTTCCATACGCCTTGCAGCACTTTGTGCAGGGTTTATATCTATTTTTTGAGGGTCAGGGCTATTTCCTTCTACAAGAAACTCTTCTGCTTGCTCTTCTAAAGATTCTGTAAATATCCCGTTACCAAAAGAAGCTCCGGGTTTTAGCGTAAGACCATCGCCTTCATAGCCTACATCGTATGGGTTTTTTTCTTCTTGTGGCTCGTCTTCTATACGATTGCCAATATTATCAGGATAAGATGTTTCGATACCGGGGGCAGGGTTTGCCGTATCTAAATGTGCTTTGCCGTACTCGCCTTCAGGTATAGTAGTTTCTGAAACGCCTATAGGAAACTTGCCTGTACCAAATACTACATCTACTAACTGCCCAAAGGCGGCAAGTACTTTTGTCTTAGTGATCTTGACAAAGATCCTTGATTTTTCAGATGCTCTAAACTTAACTGATTTGTTATAAAGACCTCTATAGTTTTCGTAGGCTTTTAACCACCTACGCTCATCCATATCTCTTTTGTCT